GCGAATTTTCTCCCAAATTCGGCTGAGTTCGCAGCTGTCGTCTTGATGCTGCTACCGAGGTTCTCGAAGGCAGTCAGCGTACGTCGTGAGGTATTCTCATTGAAACTTCCGAACTTCTCACGTATCTTCTCCATCGCCTCGGCGAGCTGGAGCATCTCACGGTACACCTCCGCCGCCTTCTTAACGAGACTGTCCCACAGGCTACCGAGGAAACCCATCGCGGCGCCGACAGGATTCGAGACGATGTTAGCGAGGGATCCGAAGTTGATGCCCAGGAGCTGGATACCGTTCGAGAATGAGTCGAAGATGCCGTCACCGAGGAACTCACGCATCTTCTGCCCAAAGTTGCTGAAGATATCCGACATGCTCGTCATCGACGGGGCAGCTCTTGCAGCTGCGTTTCCCATGCCTTCGAGGGATTCGCCGCTCTGTTGCATGGCGCTGTTGTGTTCCTCCACGGCCGTCGTCGCTTCACGAGTCATCGCGACCTGCCCACCCATCTTCTGCTCGAGTGCAGCCAGACGATCGTACTGCTGCTCGAGCAGGACGTTCATGCGCTCAGTGAGCTCAACCTGCCTGCTCAGCAGGTCATTCGTGTTTCTGCTCGCGGGTGGAGGAGCGGGAGGTGTTGCTGATCCTGCCATCTAGTGATCGTCCTTCTGATTTATCTATGCAGGATACGAAAAATCAGAAGCGCCATTCACGCCCAAGAACGCGCTTAAAATCCTCGGCTGCGCGCTGGCGCTCCTCCATCATCACACTCACAGCGTCGAGGGTCGCGTTCTCATTACAGAGTGCCTCGTAAAAACGACGTGAGGCGAGGGCAGCGCGGCGGATGACGCGAACCTGATTCTCGTCGCCGTGCATATCAGGTAGCCGACCACCCTCGATAATGAAACGACCTGCGGCGTGAAAGATCTCCGATAGTACTTTATCCTGCTGGTTCATAGGTTTTGAAATCTCCTGCCGTTAAGTATTACGTGAAACGACGAAGCCGCGCAGGTGTCTCACCCCGATGCATACCCATGAGCGCTCTTGTCTGCGCATCATTCTGGTGCGCGGCACGTGTGGGTGTGTTCTCCTTCTCGCTGTTACGGCTGAGCTCCTTGTTGAGCCGCTTCATGAACCACGTGCGGTACTGAACTGGGATGTTGTAGCACTCCCAGTAGCTGAAACCCATGTAGTACATGAGAGCGAAGCTCTGCTCAAGAAAGATCTCTCGATCCTCAGGATTCAGGCCAAAAAAAGCTGGCACCGAGCGGTACCCGCACCTCACTCTGCTCGCCGCAGGACGTGCAGTCGAAGTTGCCGCGCATCTCGATTCCGGGCTCGTGCGCCTCAATGTACTTACGAAGCGACATCGAATCTCGGGCAGGCATGTTGCGGATGAAACCATTGACGGCGGATCGATCGGTCCTGCCGTCGATGGAGACAATGGAGTACTGAAGGCGGGTCGTAACGATGTTGTCCGCGATAGCGCCCTGCTTCTTACTGCGTTCCTGGATCGTGGCGATCTCCTCCTCATCACGGCCCGTGAGGAACTTGAACTGCACGGTCTTCTTCGTTACCGGAAGCTTGAACTCGAAGATATTCTGTCCCTTGCTCACAGGCTCGATGTCGAGTCGCTTGATTGGCATCTCGGAGAGATCGAACTGCTGCTTGGAACGAACGCTGCAATTCGGGCAATCGGCCTCGACGTTGTAGTCCGCGCCGTAGCCGGTGATGCGAAGGGCGACCATGATCGCGTTACGATCGCCAGCGATCATATCCTGAACCTGGATCCGCTTGTCCGTAAGGCAGCTTTTGATGAGCTCTGTGATGACGGTGCCCTTCTTGATGAGAGCGCGGCTCGTCAGGATGTCCTCCTCACGGGCTGTCATCGCGCGAATATCGACCATTTCCTTACAGTGGATCGGGGATTCCGCTGGGTAGACAAGGCCGTTCGAGGGAAGCGGTATCGATTCAACCGGAACCTCGAACCCGAAATCATCACGCATTACATCCTTCGTCTGGATGCCTGCCGGAACTGCGCCCCCAAAGAGAGCGCTACGATCTGTCTCACCTGCCACGTTGATCACTCCTAAAATCTGCTATAGCAATTCTCATCTGATCTCGGAGCAAGTAAAAAAATGGCCGCGCAAAATGCGCGGCCACCCTCGACTCTCGAGTCCTGAATCAGTACTGGAGGACGCAGTTGTCGAAGCGGAGATCAAGCTGGATCTCCAGGAGATCGTCGCCGTCGTATCCGAGCTCGCCGAAGTTCGCTGAGGTGATGAAGGCACCCTTGATGTCCCAGAGCTCGATCACCGTACCGACAGGATCGAGGAGCTTCAGCTGGCAATCACGCTTGTAGAAGTCAGCGTAACCAGCGCGGCCTGAGACCGACTCAAAGTGAGTGCGGATCCATTCCATCACCTGCTGCGCACCGGAGGGCGCGATGGCATCGTACATCGTGACCGAGAGGGTCTCGAAGGTCGTCTTACCAGCGATGTAACGACGTGAGTTGATCCAGGGGATCTCCTTCTCCTCAGTCTTCACGCTTGGGCGCTTCGTAGACTTGATGAGGTAAGCATCGATTCCTTCGATCGCGAATACCCATCGGTTCTTCTTTTTAGGTTCGAACTTGTTGGGTAGCATATCGGTGACTGAGAGTGTCTCGGCCATGTTGTCTCCTGTTCCTTAACTATTGTTGTAAATTGAAAACTTTAGAAGTTGGCCGCATTTCTCGCTTCGAAATCGAGCGAGATGAACTCAGCCGCCCTGGTGGGCTGAAGGTAGATCTTCCCACGGATGGTGTTGTTCTCGATATCAGCCTGCGTCGTGGTTGTGGTATCGATCTGCACTCGGTACCTCTCAACACCGCGCTGCTGCTGCACCTGCCTCATGATAGGTGTCACGAGGGAGTTGAAGCGGGCGATCGTCGCTTCGCGGCTCGGCTCGAAGAGCAGGCTGTACGCGACCTGCTTCACACGCCTACGAACCTCGATGAGGAGACGACGGACGTTGACACGATCGAGGGATGATCCAGCTGCGAGCGTCGTGCGCTGGCCGAGGATCGCGATCGTACGCGGTTCCGTTCCCGTGCCGGTTGAAGCGATTGCGCTTGCAACGATCGGGTTGACGCCTGCTCCGTAGATCTTATCAGGATCCTCCGTGAGGAGTGAGATCGCGAGCTGCTGCACCGAAGCCGGGAGGGTGGTACGTACGTAACCAGCCGGAGCCGTCCAGGCGAATCCGATTGAATCGTTCTGAGCGTAGGCACCCAGCACCGCCGTTGAAGCCGGTAGGAAGAGCTCCTGGCCGCTAACCGTCGCCTTCACGTCCGGGAAGTAAGCTGCGCCGAACGAGTTGTTGAGGTTGCGGTTGCGGAAACGTGTGGACGTGTAGGTCACGCTCACGTCCGGGTAGGAGCTCAGGGTGAGCGATGAGGTGACGAAGTTGTTGCTGTTGTCCTTCAGCTCAACGTCCATGATGTACAGGGCATCGAATTTCGTCTGCATCGAGTTGAGCGCGTAATCCGACACCGCCGGGTGACGAATGTCCGGGATCGCAAGCAGGCTGATGTCAGCGTAGGTCTTGTTTGCCATGATGTCGACGGCCTTACGATAAGCTGCAACGGTCGGTCCGTCGAGCTGACCCTGACTCGTGTTGTCCATCTCACGACGGATCGCAGCGTCCCTCATGTAGAACTTATCAGCGTCAAAGACGTTGAGACCGTCGAAGCCGCCCTGCATGAACGTGGTGAACTTCAGGTACTTCGTGATGTTAGTATCGGTGAAATCGATCGTCGGATCAACGAAACGAGCTCCTGAGCCTGCGAGGACGCGATCACGCTGGTATAGGGCCTCATCCCAACGGTCACCGTTGATGGTGCCATCGGAGTTTGTCATCACCTGGATGTTCTCCAAGCTGAAGAGGTTCTTGTTGAAGAGGTCGGCGTCAACCACCGTACCGTTGACAGTCGCTGCCCCAGCGTTATCACCAACCCATGGGTTGAGGTACTGGGTGTGGAACTTCGGGAAGTACTTGGTGTATGAAGTGAGAGCCGTGGAGTCCAGCATCGAATCGACCGTCGTGGTGGACGTTATGCCGTCGTTTGTCCTGGCAACGTCATTGCAGACGTTGAACTGCGGGCCCCAGTAGTACTGGGAGTTACCTGACGCGTTGGCATCGCCGCTCGCCCCACCGACGTTGATCGCCCGACGGAAGAAGACGGGCAGCTCACGAGCGTTCGTTGTCGGAACAGTGAGGTGCGCGCTTCCGTGCAGGGACCCTGTCGCAAGGAGACCCGGGCCTGAGGTCACGAGGTGATAGTAGCCACGTGTCGCGACCGGAATCGCCGTGTTCGGGACGAGCTTGTTAATGACATCATCGGAGAGCTCGATCCTGATGCGACGTGACACCTTACCGTAGAGACCTTCCTCCACGACTTTCTGAGCGTCGGCAGTTCTGTCGAAATCAAAGTACGTGTTCAGGTCTCCGATCTTCTTTCCGACGAAGTTCGCGCTATCGGGATCAAGGTCACACAGATCGTACTGCTCGCGGATAACCGGCGAGCTCTCGGGGCTGCTCCAATCGATGAGCTTGACCGTGAAGGTCGCGTAAGCGTCGGCAACTGTCGGGTACTTGATGTTCTCGATGGCGACCCTGTAACGGGTGTTGGCGTAAGCACCGTCGCCACGAGCGTGGATCTTGAAGAGATCGTAGCGGGTGCTTCCGAAATCCTGAGATGCGATGAATGGAGTCATCGGGTGCTGATACCGATCCTCGAAGTTCTCGTAGTTCGGAACGGAGGTTGATCCAGCGTTACGTGCCTGGGAGCCAGACAGACAGAAGACGATCTCCTCGACAGCGACGGAAGCGTTGTAGCGTCTGATGTCAGGTTCAGACGCCACACCGGAACCTGTCGGAACCGCGTAAGCTGGTAGGATGTCGTAACTGTTGTAGAGGACGTAACCGTGCTCCTGAGCGAGCATCGGGTTGGTGTTGAACTTACGGGCGAAGTAATCGCCAGAGGTCGGATCGAATGAGGCCGCGAGGGTGCTTGGATAAGCCGCGGAGTCGGTGTGACCGTTGAGGAACAGGGTGAAAGACTGCGCGCCGCCCCTGATGTCGAGTGAGCCCGTGAACCAACCTCTTGCAGGAGAAGCTCCTACGGCCGCTGACGAGTATGCCGATGAGTCCACACCCGGAGCGGAGCTCGACACCGCGATCTGCACACCAGAGGCTGCCATGAGCACGCCGCGGATGATGGGCTGCGCTGCCGTTGTGGTCTGCACCCCTGCATCCGAGAAGACCCAGGAGCCCGCTGACTCTGACATGTAGCAGCCGAGGAAGTATGTTCGACCTGCATCACCCGTCACCGTCGCGTACGGATTCGAGGTGAGCTGTCCAGTGGTGGTTGAAACTTTCTGGGATCCGACCACGAATCCTGCGTTGGTCACCCTTCCCTGGTTCGCCCCGGTCGTGCTCCGCGTCTTACCGTCTCCAGCTCCCAGGACCCTGACGTAGGTTCCTGCGGAAGCATTGTTCAGCCACTGCTGAAGCGCGATCGGAGAGCTGAAGAGACGGGTCCCGTTACCGAACTCGGCCTGTAGCTGTGAGTTGTTCGCGACCGTGATGGGTACGAAAGCCGTCCCAAGCAGCGCAGTTCCGATGACACCCGCTGATCTACCGGAGGGTTGAACTTCGGTTACAACACCGGTGCTGTCGATTTCACTATCGTATATTCCTGGCGTTGTGTATGTTGCCATTACTGAACTCCTTAATCTCTCGCTTAACTATTGCAGATCAGACGAACTCGACGCCCGCGGGTGTGATGATAAAGTCAACCGCGATGAACTCGACGGAGCGAGTTGGGACCACGATGATTCGACCATTGAGCCTGCTCGCTGCGATATCAGCGGCGGTGTTATTGGTCTCATCGCAGATGATCCTGAACTGCTCGATTCCTGCCTGCGACCTGATGAGGTTAAGCAGCGGCGTCGCGCGATCAACGAATGACCTCCTGGTGGTCGCGTCGTTGGGCTCAAAGATGAGACCGCGGGCGACCCCGATGATAACACGCTTGAGCTCGAGGAATAGGCGTCGAACGTTGACACGATCGAACGCTGACTTTGCGATCTGGAGCGTACGCTGTCCAAAGATCACGAATCCGTTACCCGGGAAAGTCGCGATCGGGTTGATCAGGTTCTCGTACAGGAGGTCCCTGTCGGAGGTGCTGAGTCTCACGTCCACGTTACCTACGAAATCAAGGGCTGCCCTGTTGAAGCCCGCCGGAGCGTACCATGGGTATGAAACCTTGTCGCCGTAAGCGAGAGCTCCCAGGGCCGCGACCGAGGCAGGCACCTTCACTCTTCTGCCGCTCAGCGTGTCATTCACGAACACCTCCGGGAAGTACGCTGCAACGTAGTTGTTGTTGAGGTTTCTCGCGAACAATGTGGAGGCCGTCTTCGTCACGTTGGGCTTGAGTCCCGTCGAATCCTCGAAGATACGAACCTCGGTATCGG